GAAGGACCCTCGGGGATCGTAGCTACCTCGCGCGGCGAACGACCGCATTACGAGGCGGGCCGCCGGCGGCTGGTTTGGCCGAGTGGCGCGGTTGCACAGGCGTTTTCGGCGGAAGACCCGGACAGCCTGCGCGGCCCGCAATTCGAAGCCAGCTGGTGCGATGAAATCTGCAAATGGCGGCACGCCGACGCGACGTACGACATGCTGCAATTTGCGCTGCGGCTGGGCGAGCGTCCCAAGCAAATCATTACGACGACTCCGAGGCCGGTGCCGATCCTGCGGCGGCTGCTGGACGACCCAGGCGTCACAGTGCGGCAGCTGAAGACGCATGACAATGCGGAGAATCTGGCGCCGGGATTTCTGGCCGCGCTCGAGGAACGCTATGGCGGCACGCGGCTCGGCCGACAGGAGATCGACGGCGAACTGATCGACGACCGGCCTGACGCGCTGTGGAACCGCGCCGTGCTCGAGGCACTGTCCGGTGGCGGGCATGACGAACTGAAGCGCATCGTGGTTGCGGTCGACCCATCAGCGACGGGTCATGCAGGGTCTGCTGCATGCGGCATCATCGTTGCTGGCGCGACCATGGATCGCGACGCTCTGGTGCTGGCCGATGGCACGATTGCCTCCGCCAGCCCTACCGAATGGGCGGCGAAAGCGGTAGGCCTCTATCACCGCTTCGAGGCCGACAGCATCGTAGCCGAAGTGAACCAGGGTGGTGACATGGTGGCGACCGTGATCCGCATGGTCGACCCGGAGGTGGCGGTGAAGCCGGTACGGGCGAAACGCGGCAAATGGCTGCGCGCCGAGCCGGTGGCCGCACTCTATGAACAGGGCCGGGTAAGCCACGCGCAGCGCATGCCCGAACTGGAAGACGAAATGTGCGACTTCGGCCCCGACGGACTGTCCAACGGCCGCTCGCCGGATCGAGTCGATGCGCTGGTCTGGGCGATCACGGAACTGCTGATCGCGGGGCAGGGCGAACCCAGAGTCAGGGCAGTCGGCAGCGGGCAGTAATCAATCGAACTTCCTGCTGCCCATTGCCTAAATGTCTTACTGCCCTCGAAATTGAGGAACCATCCGAAATGCAATTCAACTGGCCCTGGGCAAAACGCCCCGGAACGATGGCGGCTGCCGAAAAGAAGGACGCTACGCCGGGTTTCGTGGCGCTGCACATGCAAGGCGAGGCGATCTGGACGCGGCGTGACTACGCCACGCTGGCCCGCGAAGGCTTCATGCGCAACCCGGTCGCGCATCGCTGCGTGCGGCTGATTTCTGAAGCTGCCTCCGCCGTTCCCTGGCTGCTCTACGAAAGTGCGTCGGAACTGCAGGAGCATCCGTTTCTGGAATTGCTCGCGCGGCCAAATGCGCGCCAATCCGGCGCGAGCTTTCTGGAGACGCTCTACGGGCATCTGCTGATTTCCGGGAACGCCTATTGCGAACTGGTGGAGGCCGGTGCGGAGGCACGCGAGCTTCATTTGCTGCGGCCCGACCGGGTTACGGTGGTGGCCGACACGGAAGGCTGGCCGACAGCGCTCGAATACCGGACGGCCAGCGCGAAACGGCGCATTGCGCTCGGCAATGAGGGCGAGGGCGGCGCGCTGCACCTGACGACGTTCCACCCGCTCGACGACCACTATGGCTTCCCGCCGATCGAGGCCGCGCTCACAGCACTAGACCTGCACAATGCGGCGGGGCGTTGGAACAAGGCGCTGCTCGACAATTCGGCCCGGCCGTCGGGCGCGCTGGTCTATGCCCCGAAGGATGGCGGCAACCTGACTGAAGAGCAATTCTCGCGGCTCAAGGCCGAGCTGGAAGATGGCTACACGGGGGCTGCCCGCGCTGGCCGGCCGCTGCTTTTGGAAGGCGGGCTCGACTGGAAGGCGATGGGCCTGACGCCGAAGGACATGGACTTCGTGGAAGCGCGCAACGGCGCAAGCCGCGACATTGCGCTCGCCTTCGGCGTGCCGCCGATGATGCTGGGCATTCCCGGCGACAACACCTATTCGAACTATCAGGAAGCGAACCGCGCCTTCTACCGGCTGACCGTGCTCCCGCTGGCGCTGCGGGTTGCAGCCGAATTCACCGCCTGGCTCGGCGCGCGTTTCGGCGACGGGCTGCGGCTCGATCTCGACATCGACCGGATCGAGGGTTTGTCAGTGGAGCGCGATGCGCTGTGGGCGCGGCTTGAGGGTGCGAGCTTCCTAACCGACGATGAAAAGCGGGAGGCAGTGGGGTATGGCGCGAAGGGCGGCGGGTGAGCGCCGCGGTTACTGCAACAATCGCCGGAACGCGGCTGGGCACAAGCGCAGCCGTCGTTCGATTTCATCTCGCGGCTTACCAGCTATGTGAAGTTCTGAAGTTCAATCCGAACTGGCCGAGCCAGCCGCGCGTACCGGCGGGAAACCCTGAAGGCGGGCAGTGGACGGTTGGCGGGGCACAAATAATTCCGGTTCAGGCTCGACCGCCAAACTCTGGGAACAACGCGTCACGCAGAGTGCGTGCGAGGCGCCAGGACATTACGCTGAATCAGGCTACTCGCCTTGATATCAGCTATATGCAGATGCAGTCCGCAGTGTGGAACGAAGAACCCAGGAACGAGAAGCGGCAACTTCATACCTGATCATCAACGCTCGTCGGCGCTGATTAGAGAAGGTGAGCCTCAGCGCCTAATTCCTCAATGCGCTACCTGCAGCAGTCGTCAGGGTGGTTACATAAGATCGCTGAAGAAATAGATTATGACCGAGTCAACAAAACGCGGAATTCAGAACGGGCTAATATTCGTCGAGGACGCATTAGGTGGAAAGCCACCATACCCATTCACTGACGAAAAAGTTCAATTCACCTCGTCCATGGTCTCGGTGTCGTGCCTCCACGACATCGACGGCGAAGCAGAGTTGACTTTGGGTCCCGCTGAAGACGTTGCCGCGGGCTTAAGCGCGATCTTCGATGGGCTGATCGAAACGCCCAGTAAGGTCGTTGTGATCTCGACGGTACCGGGCGATCATTTGCTAAAGGCGAATGTGCCGGACACGACTACTCGCATTCGGATATGGCGAAATCACCCCGTGTGGGCTGACAAGGTTATTGTCGGCTGGGGTTGAGTGGCAACGGAAATAACGAAGAGCTCCAGATATGGCAGTGATCGCCCCTCCGCATAGTTTCGTGTAAGGGAGCCGATATTCCCTCAGCATGTCGTCAGCAGAACGGTGAATAAAACCGTACACGAAGTCGAACTTGAGCAAATATTCGCGATCTGGATGCCGAGTACTTCACGCCACCGGGATTGGTGATTTTGTCGGACACAGCTCTGGAGCTCCGCGCAGTTATGGCGATGACATGCGCCTGCAGAGGCCGGGCGAAGATTGGATTGTCGTTGTTGCCCGGTGGCATTCCAGGCGTGTGCGCGAGAAGGGAACCAACAACTGGACTGGGGGCTGGGCCCGGGCTTGCCGCGTATGAGCGGCCGAAGGTTCCGGCGAAGAGAATACATGTCGCCGACGGTTTCGAATACGCGGTTAAGATACCGGCGAACGTTCTGGACGCGGCTGCAGCAAAGCTGATCGACGCAGATCGCGATGAAAATTGCGCATTGGCATTGCGCTAGCTTGAACGCCTGCTGACGCGAGCCCACAAAACCCAAGACTGAACCTGACGTCATGACCGAAACCGAAACCTTGTGGCTTTGGCTCGCCAAGGCCGGCGGAGCTATTGCGGGGTCGGCGATCTCGCTCGCTTATGTGCTGCCGGATGACCGCCGCGAGGCGGCGATACGTTTTGCCGTCGGTGTCGCCTGCGGGCTGGTTTTTGGCGGCACGGCTGGCCTGAAGATCGCGGCCGAGCTCGGCATCACCGGCGCGCTGGGGCCAGGTGAGCTGATGCTGATGGGTTCCGCGGCGGCAAGCCTGTGCGCCTGGTGGGCGCTCGGCCTGATCATGCGCGTGCTGACCAAGCCACGCCGTAACTGACGTTCAATTCAACTTTCGGAGACGGACAATGGGTCACCGGCAGATGCTGGCTGGCGAGCGCAAACGCGTGGAATTGCGGCTGGATGATGTTGAGAGCGACGGGTCGTTCTCGGGCTATGCAAGCCTGTTCGGGCGCGTCGACCTTGGCCGCGACATCGTGGAGCGCGGCGCGTTTGCGAGATCGCTGACGAAGCGGGGCGCTACCGGCATCCGCATGCTTTTCCAGCATGACCCCGCAGCACCGATCGGCGCCTGGAGCGAGGTGCGCGAAGATGCGCGCGGGCTCTTCGTGCGTGGCCAGCTCGCACTGGACTCGGCCAAGGCGCGCGAAGTGCATGCGCTGATGCGCGGCGGCGCGCTGGACGGCCTGTCGATCGGCTTTCGAACGGTGCGCGCCCGCAAGGAAACCAAGTCCGGCGTGCGGCGCATCCTGGAGGCGGATCTCTGGGAAATCTCCGTCGTCACTTTTCCGATGCTGCCCGAGGCGCGCGTCGATTCCGTGAAGAGCCGCCGCCGGTCACCAATCGAAGAGTTCGCCCCTGACCGGCTGATGGCCTCCATCCGCCGCGCAACGCGGATGCTGAATGACTGCTCAACGAAAGGAAATGCCTGAGATGCAAGAGCTGAGCCCGGCAGGCGCGCCGGAAACCAAAAGCGCGACCACGCATGAACTGAACGACGCGTTCGACACCTTCATGACTTCCTTTGAGACCTTTAAGGAGGCGAATGACGAACGCCTGCAGCAGATCGAAACGCGCATGAGCGCGGACGTGATTACCTCCGACAAGGTGGATCGCGTTTCGCGCGCACTGGACGAACAGAAGCGCGCTATCGACCGGCTGGTGCTGAAGCGTTCGCGCCCGCAGCTCGACGGCGGTGTCGACCTTTCGCCGGTCGCGCTGGAGCACCACGAGGCATTCGATGCCTATGTGCGCAAGGGCGAGGAGCGCGGCTTGCGCTCTGTCGAGGCGAAGGCGATGTCCTATGGCACGCCGGCCGATGGCGGCTATCTGGTGCCGGACGAGACCGAGCGCGAAATCGGCCGCAGGCTTTCCACACTGTCGCCAATCCGCTCGATTGCGTCTGTGCGGCAGGTGTCGGGTGCTGTGCTGAAGAAGCCTTTTGCGATCACCGGGCCTTCTGTCGGCTGGGTCGCGGAGACAGCGGCGCGCGCTCAGACCAACACACCGACGCTGGACGAGCTGCAGTTCCCGACTGCCGAGCTCTATGCAATGCCGGCGGCGACCGCGACGCTGCTGGAAGACGCCGTTGTCGATATCGACCAGTGGCTGGCGGCGGAAATCGAAGTGGCGTTTGCCGAGCAGGAGGGCGCTGCCTTCATCTCCGGCGACGGCACCAACAAGCCGAAGGGCTTCCTCGATTACACGCAAGTGGCCGAGACGAGCTGGGCCTGGGACAATATCGGCTATGTGGCGACGGGTGTTGACGGCGACTTTGCGGCTTCCGACCCGGCGGACGTGCTGATCGACCTGATCTACGCGTTGAAGGCCGGATACCGGCAGAACGCAAACTGGGTGCTCAACCGCAAGACGCAGGCAGCACTTCGCAAGCTCAAGGACGACCAGGGCAACTATATCTGGATGCCGCCCGCCGCGCCCGGCAGCCGCGCGATGCTGATGGGCTTCCCAGTTGTTGAAGCTGAGGACATGCCCGACATCGGCTCCGATACGACGCCAGTTGCGTTCGGCGATTTCGCACGCGGCTATCTCGTGGTTGACCGCACCGGCGTGCGGGTGCTGCGCGATCCCTATTCCGCCAAACCCTATGTGCTCTTCTACGTGACGAAGCGCGTGGGTGGCGGCGTGCAGGACTTCGACGCGATCAAACTGCTCAAATTCGGCACCTCGTAACTTCGTCGCCGCCGGTTCACCCCTGCCGCCGGCGTTGGTGCCGATGCGGCCCCGGTTTCCCTCCCGCCGGGGCCGCCCCTTCTTTCTCCCACGATGAGAAATTGCATGACGCTTTTTCGGACTGCCGGTCCCGATCTGGAGCCGGTGACGCTGGCCGACGCCAAGGCCGCGCTGCGCATCGATCACAGCTCCGAGGATGATCTGATCAGCGGGCTGATACGTGCGGCGCGCGAAGAGGTGGAAGCGACCACCGGGCTCGCTATGATCGATCAGCACTGGCGGCTGATGCTCGACGGCGTGCCGTCGAACGGGCTGATGCTGCTGCGCCGAGGGCCGGTCCGCGCGCTGACGGCGGTGACTGTCTATGGCGCGGACGGCGAAGCCTCGCTGGTCGACGCGGCCGACTACCAGCTCGACGCGATTTCAAGGCCGGCGCGGCTGCATTTCGACACCCGGCCCGGCGACCTGCGCACGCTGAACGGCATCGAGATCGACTTTACAGCCGGCTACGGCGAAGCGGCGACGGACGTGCCTGACCTGCTGAAACGCGCGGTGCTCATGCTCGTGTCGCACTGGTTCGAATTCCGCGCTTCCTTCGGAGCCGACCAGCAGCCGGTTTCGATTCCGGACGGCTACAGCCGGCTTCTGTCGTCATTCAAATCGCGGAGGCTGGATTGAAGGTTGAATTTATCGATCCCGGCCAACTGCGCCACGAGGTTGCGCTGGAAAGTGCTGCTTTGACGACTGACGGGTTGGGCGGCCACATCGAAAGCTGGACGGAGGTGGCGACAGTCTTCGCGCGTATTGAGCCGATCGGCGCGACTAGTGAGTTCGGCGCCGGCCAGACGCGCGAAACGGCCACGCATCGCTTCACCATTCGCCATCGCGGCGACGTGGCGAGCGGCATGCGTTTCAAGGTCAACGGGCCCATCTTTGAAATCCTGACCGTAAGCGATCCCGACGAAACCGGGCGATATCTGGTTTGCCGCACAAGGGAGGACGGCCTGTGAACGTGACGATGACCCTGACGATGAAGGGCATGTTGCGCGCCCTCAAGGGACGTGCCCATAGTCTCGCCGACGAGATCGAAAGCGCCGCGAAAGCCAAGCGTGGCATAGATGACGAGACCGAGGCCACCGAACCCAACCGACTGAAGGCACGCCGCGATGACCGCGCCAGCCGCTGAAGTCCAGAAGGCCATCCACGCGGCTTTGTCTGCCGATGCGGGGTTGTTAGCGCTGCTTGGCAGTGCGCGCGTCTACGACCACGCGCCGCCGAACGTTCCGTTTCCCTACATCACCTTCGGCCGTACCAGCGTCTACGACTGGAGCACGGGCACCGAGAGCGGCACGGAACAGCTGCTGACGCTGCATGTCTGGTCGAAGGGCAAAGGCAAGAAGGAAGCGCATGCGCTGGTCGACGCGGTGGGTCTACGGCTCAACGATGCGGACCTGGCGCTCGACGGGCACGCACTCGTTAACCTGCGGCTCGAATTTTCCGAAGTGCGCTTCGATGACGACCAGTCCGTGCATCATGGGCTGTTGCGGTTCAGGGCCGTGACCGAGCCTTCGACCTGAGCTGAACCACCAGACATCACCAATAACGACAGGAGGCCCGCGTGACAGCGCAGAAGGGCAAGGACGTGCTCATCAAGCTCGATGAGGACGGCATGGGCAGTTTCGCGACCGTGGCTGGGCTGCGAACGAAGCGGCTCGCATTCAACAGCGAGACGGTGGATATCACCGACGCCGACTCGGCCGGACGGTGGCGCGAATTGCTGGCCGGCAGCGGCGTTCAGCGGGCCTCGCTCGGCGGCTCCGGCATTTTCAAAGATGCAGCGTCGGATGCGCGCATGCGAACCGCCTTCTTCGGCGGCGAGATCATCGATTGGCAACTTGTCATTCCCGACTTCGGCACTGTGGAAGGGCCGTTTCAGATCACCGCGCTTGAATATTCCGGCAATCACGACGGCGAAGTAGCGTTCGAGTTGGCGCTGGAGTCGGCCGGCGCTCTGACCTTCGGCGCCATTTGATGGCGGTGAACAGACGCCGCGGCGAAGTGGCTGCCATTCTGGACGGGCGTGAAAGACGTCTTTGCCTGACGCTGGGCGCACTGGCGGAGTTGGAAACAGCATTCGCGGCCGCAGACCTGAACGCGCTCGTAGAACGGTTCTCCGCCGGACGCTTCGCCGCGCATGATCTCGTGCGGATCATCGGCGCAGGACTGCGTGGCGGCGGCGAGAATGTGAGCGACGAAGACGTGCGCGCGATGCAGTGCGAGGGCGGCGCAGCCGGCTTCGCGCGGATTGTTGCCGAGTTGCTGACGCAGACATTCGGCGCAGGCGCGCAGGCGGCCAAGTGAGTGGCAAGCCGTTTTCCTGGGACGAGGTGATGGCGTTCGGCCTCGGACGGCTGCGGCTCGCGCCGCAGGCTTTCTGGGCGATGACGCCGCGTGAACTGGCCGCCGCGATGTCGGCCTTTGCTCCCCCGATTTCGGCGCCTGAGCGCAGCGCGCTGGCCGAATTGATGAACCGGTTTCCAGATCGAAAGGCGGACTAGATGGCCGAAGAAATGACCGTCAAGGTAATGGCGGACACAGGACCGTTCCGCGACGAGCTCAAGCTGCTACAGGATCTGTCGGCAAGCTTCGGCTCGCAGCTGACGGGCGCGCTGAAGGCGGCGGCGGTGAGCGGCAAATCGCTCGACGACGTGCTGCGGCGCATCGCGCTTAACCTGGCCGGGATGGCGCTGAACCGGGGCTTGCAGCCCCTGCAATCGCTGGCTGGTTCGTTTTTCTCATCGCTGGTCGGCGGCATCACCGGCTTCGCCAAAGGCGGTGTTGTGCCGTTCGCCTCAAGCGGCGTTGTGAATACGCCAACCTACTTCCCGCTCGGCGGTGGCACGGGCCTGATGGGTGAGGCGGGGGCGGAGGCGATATTGCCCCTGCAGCGCTCCGCCGACGGACGGCTCGGCGTTTCAGCCGGCGGTGGCGGCCAAAAGCCGGTCACGGTGGTCTTCAATGTTTCGACGCCCGATGCCGGGTCATTCAGAAAGTCGGAGGCGCAGGTGTCGGCCATGCTTGCACGCGCCGTCGGCCGCGGCTCGCGAGGGCTTTGAACCATGTCCGATCTATCGAGTTTCCATGATGTGCTTTTCCCGACCGCGATCACATTCGGTGCGACCGGTGGTCCCGAACGACGCATCGAAATCGTGCAGCTGACTTCAGGCGCGGAGAAGCGCAATGCCCGGCTGGAGGCCTCAAGGCGGCGCTTCGATGTCGGGACCGGCATTCGCTCGCTCGACGATCTCTACGAACTGATGGCGTTCTTCGAGGCGCGGCGCGGCAGCCTGCACGGTTTCCGTTTCCGTGACCCTTTCGATCGCAAATCCGTGCCGCCGGCGGTTGCCATCTCGCCGACCGATCAGGCGATCGGCACCGGCGATGGCTCGAATGCGGAGTTCGCGTTGGCGAAAACCTATGGGTCGGGCAGCGATGCCTATACGCGCCTGATCACCAAACCTGTGGCGGGCTCAGTGCGCGTCGCGGTTGGAGGCGTGGAAAAGACCGAGGGGGACGACTTCACGGTCGATGCCGCGACCGGCCAGGTGACCTTCGAAGCCGGGCGCGAGCCGGCAGCGAGTGCCGTGGTGACGGCTGGGTTCGAGTTCGACGTGCCGGTACGTTTCGATGTCGAACATCTTTCGGTCAGCCTGACCGCATTCGAGGCCGGCCAGATACCGACAATCCCGCTTGTCGAAATAGCAGGCTGACGCAGTGACATTCGAGAACCATTTGGCCGGCACGGCGACGACGCTGTGTTATTGCTGGCGGCTCGCGCGGCGCGACGGCACGGTGATGGGCTTTACCGACCATGATCGCGCGCTGACTGTGGACGGAACGCTATTCGAACCCGAAGCGGGTTTCTCCGCAAGCGAGGCACGGAGCGCGCTTGGGCTTGGTATCGACAGTGCCGAAGTGGACGGCGCTTTGTCCTCCGACAAGATAACCGATGCCGATATTTCCGACGGCCTCTACGATGGCGCGGAAGTCGAAACGCTGATCGTCAACTGGCGCGAACCGGCGCAATTCGCCGCGATCGCGCGAGCGACGATCGCCCGCATCACGCGGTCGGACGGCCGCTTTGTCGCGGAGCTCGAAGGGCCCGGGCGCGGGCTGGATTTCGTGCGCGGACGCTATATTCACCGCCATTGCTCGGCTGAACTGGGCGACGAGCGTTGCGGCGTGAACCTCGCTCAATCGCAATTCAGCGGAACTGGCGAGCTGGTATCGCTGAGCGGCACCGATAGGCTGGTTGTTACGGGTGTTGAAGGCTTTGAGCAGGGATGGTTCGCCAATGGTGTCCTGACCTGGACGACCGGCGCGCGCTCGGGAAAGTCCGAGCGCGTCGTCGATTTCAGGCATGAGGCGGCGGGGACAGTGATCGTGATCTGGCAGGCGGCATCCGTGCAGCCGGCGCCAGGAGACCAGTTCACGATCGTCGCGGGTTGCGACAAGCGTTTCGCGACCTGCAAGGCGAAGTTCGCCAACAGCCTGAACTTTCGTGGGTTTCCGCATTTGCCGGGCAATGATTCCGCCTATTCCTATGTGACCGCCGATGGCGAGTTCGACGGCGGGCCACTAGTCCCATGAGTATGGTCGGAAACACTTTCGCGGACCCGGAACGTGTCGTCGCCGAGGCGCAGCGCTGGATCGGCACGCCCTATCGGCATCAGGCGAGTCGGCTTGGCGTCGGCTGCGATTGTCTGGGCTTGGTGCGGGGCGTCTGGCGCGAATTACTGGGCGCTGAACCCGAGAGCGCCGGGCCTTACGCGCCGGATTGGGCGGAGACGGCTGCCGACGATCCGCTTTTCACAGCCGCGGCAAGGCACATGGTTCAGGTGGCGGACAACACGCCGCGCCGAGGCCACGTGCTGCTCTTTCGCTGGCGGACGCATATGGCGGCGAAACATACCGGTATTGCATTGGATGAGGCACGGATGATCCACGCCTATGAGGGGCATGCGGTGATGATTTCGCCTCTGGTGCCGCAATGGCGCCGACGCATCGCCGGCGTGTTTGCGTTTCCCGCCCAAGGCCTTCCCCGGACCAAGCAGTAGATATGGCAACGATACTTCTTCAGGCGATCGGCGGACTGATCGGCGGGGCGCTGGGTACGGCCGGTGCGGCGATCGGCACGGCCGCCGGCGCGCTCGCCGGATATGCAATCGACCGCGCCTTGATCAACAGCACGCGTCATGTCGAGGGGCCGCGCCTCAGCGGCGCAAGGCCATATTCGGCGGAGGAGGGCGCATCGCTTCCGCGCGTCTACGGTACCGCACGGATCGGCGGCACAATGATCTGGGCGACGCGCTTCGAGGAAGAAAGCCAGACCCAGCGGCAAGGCGGCAAAGGTGGCGGCCCGCGTACAACGACCTACACTTATTTCGCCAACGTCTCGTTTGCGTTGTGCGAAGGCGAAGTGGCAGGGGTTCGGCGCGTCTGGGCCGACGGGCTGGAGCTCGACCTCTCGGCCGTCGAGATGCGTTTCTACAAGGGAACACGCACGCAGCCGGCCGATCCGCTGATCGAAGCCAAGCAGGGTGCGGGCAATACGCCTGCCTACCGCGACACCTCATATGTTGTGTTCGAGCATCTGCCGCTCGAAACCTATGGCAACCGCATTCCGCAATTTCAGTTCGAGGTGATGAGGCCGGTCGGCGGGCTGAGCGAGCGTGTGAAGGCAATAACGCTGATCCCGGGTTCAACGGAATACGGGCTGTCGCCGAGCGTAGTGACACGCACACTCTCACCCGGAGAGGTGGTGGCGGAAAATCGCAACGTGTTGCACGCCTCGAGCGACATCGTGGGGGCACTGGACGAGTTGCAGGCGCTTTGCCCGAACCTCGAGCATATCGCGCTGGTGGTGACATGGTTCGGCGACGATCTGCGCGCCGGAAGCTGCACCGTGCGACCGAAGGTGACGCAGACGAACCCGGCCGGGATTTCGCAAGCCTGGCTGGTTTCTGGCCTTGACCGGGCAAGTGCGCTTGCGGTTTCGCAGCATCAGGGCGATGCGGCTTATGGCGGCACACCGACCGACCGCAGCGTGATGGACGCGATTGCCGAGATCAAGGCGCGCGGCATCAAGGTCACGCTCTACCCATTCGTGATGATGGACGTTCCGGCCGGCAATGCGCTGACCGATCCATACTCTGGCGGAACGGGCCAGCCGGCTTATCCATGGCGGGGCCGTATCACCTGTTCGCCGGCGCCGGGTGTTTCCGGCAGCGCCGACAAAACGGCGACTGCGCGGACGCAGGTCGAGGCTTTTTGCGGAACCGCGGTTCCCGCACATTTCAGCGCAGCCGGCGACACAATCGCTTATTCAGGTTCGGCGGGCGATTGGGGGTACCGGCGCCTCGTCCTCCATTACGCCAAACTCGCCGCTGCGGCGGGCGGAGTGGACGCATTTCTTCTTGGTTCGGAGCTGCGCGGGCTGACGCAACTAAGGGATGGCGCCGGTGCCTTCCCGTTTGTTGAAGCGCTTTGCACGCTTGCCGGGGAGGTCCGCTCGATTGTCGGCGGCGGGACGAAGCTGAGCTATGGCGCGGACTGGTCCGACTATTTCGGCCATCAGCCGGGAGACGGAACCGGCGACGTCTTGTTCCACCTCGATCAGCTCTGGTCGCATGCCGACATCGATGCGGTGGGCATAGACTGCTATTTCCCGCTGGCCGATTGGCGCGACGAGGACCATGGCGCGGGCAACCCTGACGGGTATGCCGGCCCTTATGGCGTTGCGAAGCTGCGCGAAGCGATTGCCGGCGGGGAGGGCTATGATTGGTACTACGCTTCCGCGGCGGATCGTCTTGCACGCACGCGCTCGCCAATCTCGGACGGCGCATATGGAAAGCCCTGGGTCTATCGCTACAAGGACCTGGTGAACTGGTGGAATAACCACCACTACAACCGCCCAGGTGGCGTGGAGGTCGGCGGCCCGACCGGCTGGGTGCCGCGGTCGAAGCCGATCTGGCTGACCGAGCTAGGCGGGCCCGCGGTGGACAAAGGGCCGAACCAGCCCAACGTATTCCCCGACCCGAAATCGACCGAAAGCGCATCGCCGCATTTCTCGAACGGTGCACGTTCCGATGTCGCCTCGCAGAATTTGATCCGCGCGCATCTGGACCGTTGGGATGGATCGGCGGCTGATTTCGCTGCTGCCGACAATCCCGTTTCCGAGGTCTATGGCGGGCGGATGCTGGACGCATCGCGCATCTATCTCTGGGCGTGGGATGCGCGGCCGTTTCCGGCCTTTCCGCTGAGGCGCGACTTGTGGAGCGACGGCGACAACTGGCTGCTCGGCCACTGGCTCAATGGTCGCATGAATGGCGCATCGGTTGCGGACCTGATCGAACGCATCATGGACGATTTTGGCGCGGGCCCGGTGAATGCAGCGGGCATTTCGGGTTCGGTGACCGGCTACATGGTTTCAGACCCGACCAGCGCCAGAAACGCACTGGAGCCGCTGGCCGACATGTTCGGCCTGTCCTTCGTGGCGGGCGAGGGTGGGCTGGTGGTGACCGGCGATGACGTGCGCCCGCAGCCCGGCCCGGCACTAGCTGAGTTCGTGATTGGCGACAGCGACCCGGTGATTACGAAGACGCGGCTTCCAGACCATGAATTTCCTTCGGAATCCGTGCTCGTATTTGCCGATCCGATGCAGGAGTACCAGTCGGCCACCGCGCGCCGGCTGCATCCCGATGCTCCCCATGACGGGCAGGACTACCAGAGCTTTCCCGGCGCGCTCGACCCGGCTCAGGCGGAAAGCCTGCTAGCCGACCGGGCGCGGCGCAAATGGATGGGGCGAGAGGAGGTGCGTTTCGCTCTGCCGCAGTCCAGCATCGAGGTTGGCCCAGGGGCGGTTGTGAGGTTGGATGCGGGCTCTGTCGCGACCGACTATCTGGTGACCAACTGCGAAGCGGGGCTGACGCGCCGGATCAACGCCCGGCGGCTAAGGCCGGTCGCGCCGGCGCCCTGGCGCGCGCAGGTTGTGGCGCAGCCCAAGGCCAAAGTGCCACGCGTTGGCCCGCCTCTGGCGCTGTTTCTCGATCTGCCGATGCTGCCGGGTTATGCCGAGCCGCGCAATGCGCTTCGACTTGCTTTGCGTGCTTCGCCCTGGATCGGACACGCCGCATATGTGTCGCCCGGAAGCAGTGGCTTCGAACGTCGGTCTGTGCACGCGCGACAAGCCACGATCGGCGTGCTCGACGCGCCCTTGGCGGCGGGCTTTGAAGGCCGCTTCGACGAAGCGAATGTTCTAGATCTGACACTCTATTCCGGCGAGCTTTCGAGTGCTGCGGAATTGAATGTTCTGAACGGAGCCAATGCCGCTGCGGTCCAATCGACCTCGGGCGAGTGGGAGGTTCTGCAATTCGCGAATGCCGAGGAGGTCGGTCCTTCTCAGTGGCGGCTGACGCGGCTTCTGCGTGGGCAGCAGGGCAGCGGTGCGGCGTTGAAAGCCGGCGCGGCGGCCGGCGCCTATTTCGTGCTTTTGGACAATGCCGTGGCCGCCGCTGGGCTGAACAGTGCCGAAATCGGCCTTCTGCTCAATTGGCAGGTTGGGCCGCTGGGAGCGGACTTCGCCGGACCGGCCTTTGCCAGTGCTACCACAGCAGGTGGGATGCGCGCATTGACGCCGTTTTCGCCGGTGCATCTTGCGATGGAGTTGAGCGGCAGCGATGCGGAGTTCTCATGGGTCAGGCGTGACCGGCTCGCGGGTGACCCGTCCTGGGCCGGCGCGGTGCCGATGTCGGAAGACAGCGAATCCTATTCAGTTTCGGTGGCTGCGCCCGGTGGCTCACAGGTGAGGAGCGAGACTGTTTCCTCGCCGACCTGGAGCTATTCGGCCGCGCAAATCACGGCCGATTTCGGATCTGCGCCTGCGCAAATCGAGCTGACCGTCAGACAGATAAGCGGCGCCGTTGGGCCCGGCGATCCGGCCGTCGCTGTTTTCTCCTACGCATGATCAATCAACAACCGAAAGGAATGTCGATGAGCAACATTAAGCCCTGGTACCTCTCCCGAACGATCTGGGCTTCCATTGTAACGGTCGGCAGCGCGGCAGCAACGATTTTCGGTGTTCCTGTCGCCGGGCTCGACAATGCAGCGCTGACTGAAACCGTGCTTCAGGCGGTTACTGCGATTTCCGGCATCGTCGCCATTTTCGGGCGCGTTGGCGCGGTGTCGAGAATCGGATGAAGAACGCCGCCTGAATTGTTCATTTCACGTTCAGGCTCGATCCGGTAAACAGGCGGCATGAAAAACTACACCAAATGGCTGGCGGCCGCCTTGTTTGCCGCGACATTGCCTCTGGCGCCCTCCGCGGCGGCCGCTGGCGTTGTGCAGGTTGCTCCTGTTGTGCCGGACACGTCTGTACCGGTGATAACAGTTCAAAGCAGCTGCAACGCGGTGGGTCAGCAGCAGGCCGCCCAAAACGGTGGAACGCTGGCAAGCGTCAATGCCGAGAACCGCGGCGGTCAGACGTGGTGCGTAGGCGTTGTGATCGTTCCGGCAAAGGACGGTGAACGCGGACGCCGCATACCTTTCGAGGTGCCGCTTTAA